ATCGTCTCAACGCCACGTGGAATGAATCATTTTTATCGTCTTTGGCACGATGCTGAAAGAGGAAAGAATGAGTATATCCCCACAGATGTTCATTGGTCAGAAGTTCCAGGTAGAGATGATAAATGGAAAAAGCAGACAATTGCTAACACTTCTGAGCAACAGTTTAAAGTTGAGTTCTGCTGTGAGTTCCTTGGTTCTGTTGATACACTAATTGCACCATCTAAACTTAAGACATTAGTCTATGAAAATCCAATTAAAAGAAATGCTGGACTAGATATCTTTGAACCAGTTAAAGAGGAACATGATTATATTATTACTGTTGACGTTGCCAGAGGAGTTGGTGGAGACTACTCTGCCTTTGTAGTTGTGGACATCACAACATTTCCACACAGATTGGTTGGAAAATATAGGGACAATGAAATCAAACCGATGTTGTTTCCAAGTGTTATCTATGAGGTGGCAAAGAATTACAATGAAGCCTTTATCCTCTGTGAGGTCAACGACGTTGGAGACCAGGTGGCCAGTATTCTCCAATATGATCTAGAGTATCAAAACCTACTAATGTGTTCTATGAGGGGTAGAGCAGGTCAAATTGTTGGACAGGGTTTCTCTGGTAAGAAGACACAATTGGGTGTTAAGATGTCCAAGACTGTGAAAAAGGTTGGGTCACTCAATCTTAAGACAATGATTGAGGAGGACAAACTTATCCTCTGGGATTATGAGATTATTTCTGAGTTGACCACATTCATTCAAAAAAATAATTCCTTTGAAGCGGAAGAAGGTTGTAATGATGATCTTGCAATGTGTCTGGTTATCTATGCATGGATGGTTGCACAGGATTATTTCAAAGAACTTACTGATCAGGATGTTAGAAAGAGATTATATGAAGATCAGAAGAATCAGATCGAACAAGATATGGCACCATTTGGATTCTTAGATGATGGTTTTACTGATGAAAGTTTTGTAGATGGTGATGGTGATAGATGGTATACAAAGAGTGATCAATATGACGAGTATGGAACTACTGGTGGTGGTTGGGAACTATGGAATTATTGATGGATTTAGATGGTCAGATTAAACTTGGTCACTTACTTCTGAATGATAGGAAGTGTAGAACCTGTGGTGAAACAAAGAATTTGATAGAAGGTTTCTATAGAACCAGAAAGGATAGAGGACCAGTTGCATCATCATATTCTTATGACTGTAAAGAGTGTACTAAGAAAAGAATGAGTGAATTTAGAAAACTAAAGAAAGATAAACCAGACTTACCATATTGGCCAGTTCCAAGAATAAAGGACATATATCCAGATTGGTAGATTGTTCACGTCATAGTTCCCCACTGAAAACCCCCAAATTCATAAATATTTTTAGATAAACTGAGATCACGGAGAAAAAAATGGCGACTCCTCAATTATCTCCAGGCTTAATTGTCAGAGAAGTTGACTTAACCGTAGGAAGAGCTGAGAACGTTCTTGATAATATCGGTGCAATTGCTGGTCCCTTTGAAATTGGACCTGTAAATGAAGCAATAGATATCACAACAGAACAGGAATTAATCAACACATTCGGTAAGCCTCTTTCTACTGACAGACAGTATGAGTATTGGATGACCGCATCATCGTATCTGTCATATGGTGGTGTATTAAAAGTTGTAAGAGCTGCTGGTACAGACTTAGCAAACGCTAATGCTGGGGTTAGTTCTGTTTCAGCTACAATGAAGGAAAAGAAAAGAATCGATAATTACGACGATTATCAAGCTAACTTTACTAGTTCAACAGACTTTAGTTATGCAGCAAAGAACCCTGGTACATGGGCCAACAATTTAAAGGTTTGTGTCATCGATGATGCTGCTGACCAAACAATCGGAATCGCCACAACTAATCCCGGAGCCCTTGGGGCAATCATTGGTTATGGTGTTACCGCAGCTCTGGATGGAGTTGTCATCCCTGGCGCTGGTGTTACTACTACTTACAGTGGTTACCTAAAAGGGATCATTACTGGTGTTGGTACAGATATTTCTGGTACTAATAGTACAATTAATGTTAAGATTACTTCCAGAGTAAGTGGTAGTACTGAGACTCCAATCACATATCAACAAAGTAATGAGGCAGCTTCTTTTGAAAAGAATGGTACAATCAACTTTGTCACTAATGCTGGTATCAACACTGGTATCGCATCAGCGACAGTAACTACTGACTGGTATGATGAACAGACTCTTGGATTGACCAATTCCACAATATACTGGAAGTCAGTCGCACCAAGACCTGTAACAGGAAATTATGTTTCACAAAGAAGTGGTAAGAATGATGGTATACACGTTGTAGTTGTTGATGATACTGGTAGTGTAACAGGTATTCAAGGAAACATTCTTGAGAAGTTCTTGAGTCTTTCTAAGGCTTTAGATGCAACTGCTGATGGTGATACACCTACCAAATCTTACTACAAGAGGTATGTTGCTGACAATTCAGCATATATTTACGCTGGTAAGAACCCTTCACAAGAAGCAGACAGTTATTGGGATACTGAACCACTTGCATGTGGTTTCTCGTCAGATTTTACTGCAAATAATATTGCACAAGGTTTATGGGGACAAAATGCACAGGGAAGTACTTATAGTTCGATTGGTGCAGTAACTTATAATTTTAAAGGTGGTGTAGGCTACACTACCACTGCTGAAATGCAAACCACTCTTGGTGATCTAAACACTGCATATGACCTCTTTTCAAATAGAGATGAAATCGAAGTAGATTACATCATTATGGGTCCTGGTTGTGAAACAGAATTTCAAACGCAAGCAAAGGCAAACAAGTGTATCTCAATTGCTGAATCGAGAAAGGACTGTGTTGCTACTATTTCGCCTCACAGAGCAAATATTGTTAATGTTGTAAATAAAACAACCGCAACAACAAATCTCTTAAAATTCTATTCACCGATTACTTCTTCGTCATATGCAATATTTGATAGTGGTTATAAGTACACTTACGATAGATTTAATAACGAGTTTAGATACATTCCATGTAATGGAGACGTTGCTGGTCTGATGACCCGTACAAACCTTGTTGCTTATCCTTGGTTCTCACCCGCAGGACAACAAAGAGGCACTTTGAACAATGCTATCAAGTTGGCATATAATCCAACTAAGGCACAGAGAGATCAACTTTATCCTGCAAGAATTAACTCTATTATCAATCAAAAGGGTAGTGGAATTATCCTCTACGGTGATAAGACTGGTCTTGGTTACGCTTCTGCATTCGATAGAATCAACGTAAGAAGATTGTTCCTTACAGTTGAACAGGCTCTTGAAGGAGCTGCAAATGCCCAACTTTTTGAACTTAATGATATTAACACAAGGTCGAATTTTGTTAACATCGTCGAACCTTACCTGAGAGATGTTCAGGCTAAGAGAGGAGTTTACGACTTCTTGATTGTTTGCGATGATACCAACAATACTCCTGATGTAATTGATAACAATGAGTTTAGGGCAGACATCTACCTGAAACCAACTAAATCAATTAATTTTGTTACCCTCACATTCGTCGCTACAAGAACTGGAGTCCAGTTCTCTGAAGTTGCTGGTCGTGGCTGATCATTAAAAATAATAACCATTTAACAAAGGAGTATTAAGAAAATGGCTGATGTAAAAACCATTTCTCAATTTAAATCAAAATTGGCGGGTGGTGCAGCTCGCCCCAATCTATTTGAAGTCTCTATTCCCTCATTTCCATTAGGAGTCTCTGAGGCTTGGAATTCGGGTGATAACGCTGAGAACGGAACTTTCAAGTTCATGTGTAAAGCCTCTAACCTTCCTGCTTCAACAGTTGCACCTATTACAGTTCCTTTCAGGGGTAGAAACTTGAAAGTTGCTGGTGATAAGACCTTCGCCGATTGGACGGTCACAGTTATCAATGATGAGGATTTCAGACTTAGAACTGCATTTGAAAAGTGGTCTAATATCCTTAGTAAGTTGGATGATAACACTGGTGTTACCAACCCATCTTCTTATATGACTGATGCATATGTTCAACAACTTGGTAGAGGTGTAGAGAAGTTCTCCGCTGCAAATACTGGTGGTGATAGTGCTGTTCTTAGAACTTATAAGTTCTATGATATCTGGCCAAATGATATTAGTGCAATTGCATTGAGTTATGATTCAACTAATGCGATTGAAGAATTCACTGTAACCTTCCAAGTTCAGTACTTCACCGTTGGTGATTCTCTAGAATCCAACGTTGGTTCTGTTTCTGAGGAACCAATTCGTTGATAAATACTAGAACAGAAGTTCCTAGTCAATAATAATAATGGCGAGATTATTTGGTTTCTCAATTGAAGATAATGAAAAAGCTCTGCCTGGTGTAGTATCTCCAGTTCCACCATCTACCGATGATGGTTCTGAACACTATGTCAGTTCAGGGTTTTTTGGTTCCTATGTAGATATTGAAGGAACATATAAGACTGAAAATGATCTTATTCGTAGATATAGAAGTATGGCACTATATCCTGAGTGTGATAGTGCGATCGAAGATATTGTAAATGAAGCAATAGTTTCTGATAGTAATGATACTCCTGTTCAGATTGAACTTTCTAATCTGAATGCTAGTGATGGTATCAAAAAGAAAATTAGAGAGGAGTTTAAGTATATTCTTGAGTTACTTGATTTTGACAAGAAGGCTCATGAGATTTTCCGTAACTGGTATATTGACGGAAGACTCTATTATAATAAAGTAATTGATACAAAAAAACCTCAGGATGGTATCAAGGAACTGAGATATATTGATTCTTCCAAGATGAAATATGTCAGACAGTTGAAGAAAAAAGGTAAGAATAGTCTTCAATCTGCCCAAAATCAATTGATTTTGCAAAATCAACTTACAAGTAGTGAAGGAACTGGATACGATTTTCCTGAAATTGAAGAATATTTCATCTATACACCAGGTCAAATGGGATCTAGTAGTGGAACTCAGGCTACCTCTTATGGAAGCGGTGGAGTAAAAGGTGTCAAGATGACCAAAGATTCTGTTACCTACTGTACTTCTGGATTGGTAGATAGAAATAAGGGATCAACTCTTTCTTGGCTACATAAATCAATTAAACCTCTCAATCAATTGATGATGATTGAGGATTCACTTGTCATTTATCGTCTTTCCAGAGCACCTGAAAGAAGAATCTTTTACATTGATGTTGGAAATCTTCCTAAGATGAAGGCAGAACAATATCTTCGTGATGTTATGATGCGTTATCGTAACAAACTGGTGTATAATGCGGATACTGGTGAGATCAAGGACGACAAAAAGTTTATGTCTATGATGGAAGACTTTTGGCTTCCTAGACGTGAAGGTGGTCGTGGTACTGAGATTACTACATTACCTGGTGGGCAGAACCTTGGTGAAATTACTGATATCAACTATTTCCAAAGAAAACTTTACAGAGCTTTAAACGTTCCTGAAACTAGAATCGAAGGTGAAGGATCTGGTATGTCATTGGGACGTTCTTCTGAAATTCTTAGAGATGAAGTCAAGTTCTCTAAGTTTGTTGGAAGAATGAGAAAGAGATTCTCCGCAATGTTTAGTGATATATTGAAGACTCAATTGATTCTAAAGAACATTATCACTCCTGAAGATTGGGGATACATGAGTGATCATATTCAATATGATTACTTGTATGACAACCACTTTGCAGAATTAAAGGAAGCAGAACTTCTGACTGAAAGAATGAATCTTCTTCAGACTGTTGAACCTTATATTGGTAGGTTCTATTCACAGGATTATGTGAGAAGAAATATTCTCCAACAGACTGACAGTGAGATTATTGAACAAGATACTCTTATTGAAAAGGAAATCGAGAACGGTATCATTCCTGACCCTAATGCAATGGTAGATCCTATGGCCATGGAAGGTGGTGGTATGCCAGTTCCTGGTCAACCTAAAGAACCGGCCGATCCAATTCAGGCACCTCCAATTCCTAAGGACCCAGATATGAGTGGTCAGGGAGTAATCTAAATAACAACGTAATAATATGTTTAAACTATGGATGATCTTATGGACCTTTTGGTAACGGACGGAAGTTCTTCTCAAATTAGTGATCAAATTAAGGATATTCTTTTTGCAAAAAGTGCAGAGAATATTGAAACAATTAGACCAAATGTTGCGGCATCAATTTTTGATGGTGATGTAAATCTTGATGCATCAAATGAAACAGATACTAATTTTGATTCTGATGTAGGGGGTTGAACCTAATGTCTCATGAGTTAGAAGTATAAGAAGAATAAATAACTAATATATAACAATTGTAATTAAAGATAATGGCTGCAACTAGATCAGTAGGGGTTAATACGACCTTTTCCACTAGCACGTCTTCAACACAGACAGGAATTTTTGCAAAACAATCTGATACCTTAAGAGTTGTTGCGGAAGGTGCTGGTGTTCATGTTGCAATTGGTACTAATCCAACGGCAACAGTTGATAATTATTATGTTCACACTCTTGATAGTTCAAGAATTTCTCTTGGTTCTGTAACAACTCAAAGAGTTGTTGGTATTACAACAGGAGTTAAAACGACTTTAAATTTACCAGAAGGAACGTCATCACCTTTTGTTGTTGGTGACGCAGTTTCACTTACTGTTGATGGGGTTTCCAATTTCAATTTTGAACACAAAATTGTAAGTGAGGTTAATAATTACTCTCGACGTGATGGATATACTACTGCGAGAGTTGTAGTTAATCATGATTCTAGTTCTGTTACAGACGTTTATAATGAGAACAACTGGGCCCAACTTAGAGAGTCATTTAAGGTTGCGGTTAAAACAGAAAGTGGAACTGGTAAGGTCTTTATTCAACAAGTACAAGTATCCTGAGAAAACAAATGCAACTCATCAGAGAAGAAATCGAATCAGTAGATTTTATCGTTGAAGAACGTAACGGTAAAAAGAATATGTACATTGAAGGTGTTTTCCTTCAAGGAGATATTAAAAATAGAAATGGTCGTATGTATCCCATGGAGTGCCTGAGAAGGGAAGTCCAAAGATATTCAGAAAACCATGTAATGTCTGGTCGTGCTCTTGGAGAACTAGGTCATCCAGAAGGTCCTACTGTCAACCTTGATAGAGTATCACACAAAATTATTTCTCTTAAGGAGAACGGAACGAATTTCATTGGTAAGGCAAAGATCCTTTCTACCCCTATGGGTAAAATTGCAGAGTCACTTATCAGTGAAGGTGTGAAGCTTGGTGTTTCTTCTAGAGGCATTGGTTCACTCAAGCAAACAAGAGAAGGTGTAAATATTGTTGGTGACGACTTCATGTTGTCAACAGCAGCTGATATTGTCGCCGATCCTTCTGCACCTGATGCTTTTGTTGAAGGTATTATGGAAGGTAGAAATTGGGTATGGGATGGTGGTATCCTTAGGGAGCAACAAGCCGCCAAAACATATAAGCAAATTAATACATTGGTTACCCAAAATCAGTTGGATGAACAGAAACTTAACCTGTTCAACGACTTTTTAAACAATTTGTGATAAAACTAACAAATTATAAATAAATATAGATTAATTAAGGTTAATTCGGAGAAAGTTCAAATGTCCCGTGGAGACTTACAAGAAATGGAGCAATCTAAGACTGCTGTGAATGCCAACGCCGCACCAGCACAGCCAATTGAAAAATTACCTGGCGCTTCTTATGAAGACTTAGGTGGTCCTACCCCTGAGAATTACAGTCCTACTGACGATTCTGCAAAGCTCAAAGAGCCTAATATTGCTACTGTAAAAGATGTAGTTAATTCTAAAGCTGCAAAAGTTGACGCAATGAAGAGTACGGCCAAAGAAGAAGTTGCAACAGAAGAGGAGGTTCTTGAAGAGGACCAAGTCGGTACTGATGAGGTTGTTGTAGAATATGATGTCGAAGAAGATGTTAATGCCCTTCTTGGTGGCGAAGAACTCTCCGAAGAATTTAGAGAAAAGGCCAAAATTATTTTTGAAGCAGCCCTGACCTCTAAGGTTAAGGGAATCCAGGAATCCCTGGAAACACAATACACAGAGGCACTTGCCGAAGAAGCACAAGCTCAAAAGGCTGAACTTCAAGAGCGTGTTGATTCCTATCTTGAGTATGTTGCTCAAGAATGGATGTCTGAAAATCAACTCGCTATTGAGCATGGTCTACAGACTGAAATGACTGAATCATTCCTTGCAGGAATGAAGGGTCTTTTTGAAGAACATTATGTAACTATTCCTGAAGATAAATATGATGTACTTGAGAGTATGGTAGAAAAACTAGATGATATGGAGACAAAACTCAACGAGCAGATTGAGAAGAACATCTCCCTTAACGGTCGTCTCGCAGAGTCGGTTGCTGATGGAATCCTAGATTCCGTTTCAGAGGGTCTTGCATCAACTCAGAAAGAGAAGCTCGCTTCACTTGCCGAAAGTGTTGAGTTTGAAAGTGAAGAAGAATATCGTGAAAAGCTGGAGACTCTGAAGGAGTCATACTTCTCCAGAACTACTGCAGCAAAATCAGAATCCCCACAAACAATTTCTGAAGGTGTGGATACAACCCAGGATCCTTCTACAGGGTCTATGGATGCCTACCTCAAAACGTTGGGCGCATTCAAAAAGTGAATTTAACATTAATTCAAACAAAACTGTAAAACTATTAGGTAAAGCAAATGTTCCAATCTGAACATCTGCAGGAAAAGTGGAGTCCACTTCTCGATTATGAAGGTCTTGATCCAATCAAGGATTCACATCGTAGAAGCGTAACCGCAGTCCTGCTCGAGAACCAAGAAAAATTCCTCCGTGAGGAGCAAGCATTCAGTCAGGGTATCAACCTGATGGAAGCTCCCACTAACGCTGCTGGATCTAATCCTGCTGGTTTTAGTGGTGCTGCCACTCCAGGTGGTCCTGTTGCTGGTTTCGACCCCGTTCTGATCTCATTGATCAGACGTTCAATGCCTAACCTGGTCGCATATGACCTGGCTGGTGTTCAACCAATGTCTGGCCCTACTGGACTCATCTTCGCGATGCGTTCCCGTTACTCTGAAAGAGGCGATGGTCAAGATGGTGCTGAAGCACTGTTCAACGAAGCTGATACCGCCTATTCAGGTCAGGACGCAGGTTTCGATCTGACCGGTGGTATGTCAGACGTTCAGGCTGGTCTTGGTACAACCGCTCAAAGTGGTTCCAACCCTGCCGTTCTTAACCCTGTTGGTACTGCCAACTCCGAAGGCTATGTCACTGGCCAGGGTATGCAGACTGGTGATGCAGAAGCCCTTGATGGTGATGCCGCCAATGCATTCAACCAGATGGCATTCTCGATTGAGAAAGTCACTGTAACTGCTAAGTCCAGAGCACTCAAAGCTGAGTACTCCTTGGAACTGGCACAAGACCTTAAGGCCATTCACGGTCTTAACGCTGAAGCAGAACTTGCTAACATCCTCTCTACTGAGATCCTTGCTGAGATCAACAGAGAAGTTATCAGAACCATCTATAAGGTTGCTGAGCAAGGTGCTGCTTCTAACACCGCAACTGCTGGTGTATTTGACCTTGACATCGACTCTAACGGTCGTTGGTCTGTTGAGAAGTTCAAAGGTCTTCTTTTCCAAATCGAGAGAGACGCTAACGCGATTGCTCAGAGAACTCGTCGCGGGAAGGGTAACATGGTAATGTGCTCTGCTGATGTAGCATCTGCACTGACCATGGCTGGTATCTTGGATTATACCCCTGCCCTGAATGCAAACCTGAACGTTGACGACACCGGTAATACTTTTGCTGGTACAATCAACGGTAAGTTCAGAGTTTACATCGATCCCTATTCGGCTAACCTGACCTCAGGCAATGCTGCTGGTGGTAACCAGTACTACGTTGTTGGTTATAAAGGTTCTTCACCTTATGACGCTGGTCTATTCTATTGCCCTTACGTTCCACTACAGATGGTTCGTGCCGTTGGGGAAAATAGTTTCCAGCCGAAAATCGGTTTCAAAACGCGCTATGGTTTGGTTGCCAACCCATTCGCCGAAGGAACTACCCAAGGACTTGGCCGTCTACGTGTCAACTCCAACCGCTACTACAGACGTGTTGCGGTGAAGAATTTAATGTAGGCTCTAGCCTCATTGATTATAAGGAGGTCCGAAAGGGTCTCCTTTTTTTATACACTGTGATAAATAACTAATAATAATAAGGATTAAAAATGCCTTTTCATATCAAATCAACTAGTAACTATGACGGTATTGTTGTTAAAGATGTATACTATGTGAGTGAAGGTCATTGGACTGAAACTTACGAAGATAGAAAGATTTTTTCTTCCAAATCATCTGCAACTACGGCAAAGAACAAAAAAGTAACCAGTATTCATGGTGTACAGTATGTGAATGCAAAATTAAATAACTCAACTATTGTGTCTGAGTGATGAACGAAACACAACCAGAATCTGGTACCAGACCTGAAGTTAGAGTAGCTCAACCACAGGGTCAACCAACTAACAGAAATTTTCTGACACCAAGTGGGTTTACTTTTCAGGTTCAAAGAGCACTTAAGGTTACTTATTATGGTAACCTAGTTACACTTCCTGGACTGAACTTACCACATGTTGTTCAGAACACTTACCTCAAAGAAGTTCCATATCCTGGTGATGTTCTTGAGTTTGAAGACTTGAGATTGAGGTTCTTGGTGGATACAAATCTTGAGAATTATATGGAGATACAAAACTGGTTGAGAGGGTTAGGTTTTCCAGAAAGTCTTCAAGAAATTTATGACCTACAATGGAAAAAATCTTCTTATAATAATGGTCAACCAGAAAGAAGTCAATTAAATTTATATTCAGATGGTACACTAACGATACTTGACCAATTGAACAATCCCAAGTTTAAGGTTCTATTTAAGGACTTGTTCCCAATTTCATTGACAACTTTAACATTTGACGCAACATTACAAAGTCAAGAATTCTTTACAGCAGAGGTGGCTTTCAAGTATAGTATATACGAAATCCGTGAAATTGACTGTAGCAAATGCTAGATCTTGATAAGATTCAAGAGATGTGGGAAAAGGATTCTAAGATGGATCCCGACAATCTCCATACTGAATCATTGAACATTCCTATTCTTCATGGAAAATATCATGAAATTTATAATAACATCTTCCTTCTAAGAAAGAAGGCAGAACAACTCAGAAAGAATATCCGACATGAGAGGTATGAATACTTCTCTGGTAAAGCTGATCCTGATGTGTATATTGACAATCCTTTCCCTAAGAAAATTAGAGATAAGGATACAATGCAGAAGTATCTTGATGCTGACGACAAACTATCTAATTCATCACTCAAGATTGAATATTATGACACCATGTTGGTGTATCTAGAAAGTATTCTAAAACAGATTACCCAAAGAAATTACCAAATTAAGAACGCCATAGATTTTATGAAATTTAATTCGGGAATGGGATAATAAATAGATATAATTGAACCTTATGTTATGTCTCATTTGACTATAGAGAAAGTAAATGAGGTATATCTCAAAATCACCACAGAACCTCATGTAGAACATGAACTGAAAGATAGATTTAGTTTCGCTATTGAAGGTGCCAAATTCATGCCCCAGTACAGAAATAAGTACTGGGATGGATATGTACATTTATTTAATCTAAAAACCAAGAGAATATATTGTGGGTTATTGGACAAAGTTATTGCTTTTTGTGAGAATTCGGGATATAGATATAATTTTGTAGAGAATAAATTTTATGGATTACCCTTTGAAATAAATGAGTTTGTTAGTAAAGAAGGTGTAAAGGATTTCATGAAATCTTTATCACCAGATATTAAACCTAGAGATTATCAGGTAGATGGTGTATATGATGCGTTAAGATATAATAGAAAATTACTTATCAGTCCAACTGGTTCAGGTAAGTCATTTATGATTTATGCTGTTGTTAGATACCATGTAGCAAAGGGTAGGAAAATCTTACTGGTTGTCCCAACTACTTCACTTGTTGAACAGATGTATAAAGATTTTGCACAATATTCTTGGGATGTGGAGAATCATTGTCACAGAATCTATGCTGGTCGTGAAAGAGTTAACACTAATGAAGTAACTATTACCACTTGGCAGTCTGTTTATCAGTTAGATAAGAAGTTCTTTGAAGAGTATAATGTTGTTATAGGGGATGAGGCACATTTATTTAAGAGCCGCAGCTTAATTAGTATCATGGACAAACTTGCTGATGCTAAGTATAGATATGGATTTACTGGAACATTAGACGGCTCACAGACCCATAAGTGGGTGTTAGAGGGATTGTTTGGACCATCATATAAAGTTACTCAAACTAAGAAATTACAAGATGAAGGTTATCTTGCATCTCTTGATATTCAGTGTTTAGTTCTTAAGTATAAACCAAAAAAGTTTAATACTTATGAAGATGAAATTCAATATTTAATTGGTCATGAAAAAAGAAATAATTTTATCTCAAATCTTACTGTAGGTATGAAAGGTAATACACTTGTGTTATTTGCAAGAGTAGAGAAACATGGTGCCATACTTTATGACTTAATAAATAATAAAGTAAAGGGTGATAGAAAAGTTTTCTTTATTCATGGTGGTGTTGACACCGAAGATAGAGAACAAGTAAGAGAAATTACTGAAAGAGAAGAGGATGCTATTATTGTCGCTTCTTATGGGACATTTAGTACCGGTATTAATATTAAAAAACTTCATAATGTAATATTTGCCTCTCCATCAAAGTCCAGGATTCGTAATCTACAGAGTATTGGTAGAGTCCTAAGAAAAGGCAAAAATAAGACTAAAGCAAAATTGTATGATATTGCGGACGATCTAACTATCGGATCAAGAAAAAATTATACTTTGAATCACTTTATTGAACGTATCAAAACTTATGTTTCTGAGCAATTCAATTATGATATTACAGCTGTAAACATAAAAGATTAAAGGAGAAAAAATCAAATGGCCATAGAGGACGATTTTTATGCAACGATAAAATTAAAATGTGGAGACGAAATCTTTTGTAAAGTAGCAGCAAATGAAGAAGAAGATCGGATTTTTCTTTTACTTTCTAATCCAATTACTGTTGAAGAAATTATAATAAGAGGAACTATAACTGGTTACAAAGTAGAACCTTGGTTAAAAACATCAGATGATGATCTGATCATGATTAATATAAATGATGTTCTTACGATGACTGAGAATAGTAATATAGATATGATTACTTATTATCATGATTACCTTAGAAAAAATAATAAAGAGAATAATTCTAAACTCTCTAAAGAAATGGGATATATATCTAGTGTTAAAGAAGCTAAAAAGACACTAGAGAAACTTTATAATGATATTTAATTTATATAACCTATACTTTCCTTATGAACCCGGACAAGCCTAATCCTACTTGATTTTTGGATACTTGTCAACTATATAAATTTCTGATATAATATTGAAAGAAATACTTATATCAGAATGCCAATCCAACCGATGACTACTATGCGAAGAGGAAGAAACTCCGAACACTACGTTAATAATAAAGAGTTCCTTGAAGCTCTTGAAAATTACTTTGCAGAAGTAGAACGTGCTAAGTTGAATGATAAATCCAAACCTCCTATTCCTAGGTATATTGGTGAGTGTTTTTTAAAGATTGCAAATCATTTATCATATAAACCAAATTTCGTGAACTATATGTTCAAGGATGATATGATCTGTGATGGTATCGAAAACTGTGTAAGATACGTCCACAACTTTAGTCCTGAGAAATCCAAAAATCCATTTGCATACTTCACTCAAATTATTTACTATGCGTTCCTGAGAAGGATCCAACATGAGAAGAAGCAACTAGAGATCAAGAACAAGATCCTGGAGAAGACCAATTTTGATGAAGTCTTTGATACAAATGATCTTGATAGTGATAATTATTCAGACTATAACAGCATTAAAGATAGCGTTCACTCTAAGTTAAGATATTGATGCGTGTAGCAATTATAACTGACCAGCATTTCGGATGTCGTAAAAACTCTAAGATCTTTCATGATTACTTCCTAGATTTCTACAACAATGTATTTTTCCCTTATCTAGAGGAGAATGGTATCACCACTGTGATTGATATGGGTGATACTTTTGATAGTAGGAAGGGTATTGACTTCTCTGCATTGGCATGGGCAAAAGACAATTATTATGATCGTCTGAGAGACATGGGCGTTACCGTTCATACCATTGTGGGAAATCATACAGCATATTACAAAAACACTAATAAAGTAAATGCGGTAGACCTTTTACTTCGTGAGTATGATAATGTAGATGTATATGATACAGCATCCGAAGTAACTATCGGAAATCTAAACATATTATTCATCCCATGGATTAACAAAGAAAATGAAGAAAACACTTTCAGATTTATTCGAGATTCAACTTGTACTGTCGCGATGGGCCACCTTGAGTTAAACGGATTTAAAGTCAATAAAGCAATTGTCATGGATTGTGGTGACGACAGTAAACTATACTCAAAGTTCTCTAAGGTCTTTAGTGGTCACTATCACACTAGATCGGATAATGGTAGGATTTTTTATTTGGGTAATCCCTATGAAATGTTTTGGACAGATGTTGGTGATCCAAGGGGATTTACCGTCTTTGATACATGTACTCAAGAACATTTTCATGTAGATAATCCTTACAATTTGTTTAATGTTCTCTATTACGATGATCAACCTGCATCACTTATTGACACAAGACCTTATGAAAATAAGATTGTCAAGGTAGTTGTTCGTAACAAATCAAGAATTGATGAGTTTGAAAAACTCATTGATAAACTATATTCCTCAAACGTACATGAACTTAAGATTGTAGAAGACTTTCAGATACAAGAGTCGGAAGACTTTGAAGTGGAAGAGTCAGAAGATACTTTTTCTATTCTTGATAGATATATTGAGGAATCAGAAACTGAATTGGATAAATCAGTTGTTCAAAATTTACTCAGAGAAATCTATCAAGAAGCTTGTGAGATGGTGTGATGTATATCATTACAATTGAAGGGAAAGAAAAAGATGGAGCATACTCAGTATCAGATGAAGATGGTGATGAAATTCTTTATATGTTTATAGAAGAGGATGATGCAATTCGTTTTGCATTACAGTTAGAAGAGGATTGTGGATTTCCTACCATGAAGACTCTTGAAATTGATGATGAGTTAATGATTAAAACCTGTGAACTCCACGATCACAGGTACACCGTGATAACCCCCAATGACATTGTGATTCCTAAAACAAATTATGATACTCTTTCAAAAGATTAGATGGAAAAATATACTTTCTACCGGTAATCAATATGTTGAAGTAAATCTGAATAAGGATCAAACTACTCTTATCATTGGATCTAATGGTGCAGGTAAGTCCACCATTCTTGATGCCCTAACTTTTGTTCTATATGGAAAAAGTTTTAGAAAAATCAATAAAAACCAACTTATCAATACTGTAAATGAGAGAGGAGCTGTTGTAGAAATTGAGTTCAGTGTTAATAGTACTGAATGGAAAGTTATTAGAGGTATCAAACCAAACATCTTTGAGATTTATAGAGATGGTATACTCCTAGATCAATCACACTCTGTCATCGATCAACAGAAGTGGTTGGAACAGAATGTTCTGAAGATGAACTATAGATCATTTACTCAAATAATTATCTTGGGTAGTAGTTCCTTTGTCCCATTCATGCAACTCCCATCTTCTAGTCGTAGAGAAGTTGTAGAAGAATTATTAGATATTAAGATCTTCTCCTCTATGAATAGTTTGATTAAAGATAGGATCCGGTCTTGTAAGGAAGAGGTTAGAACATTTGAATTGACAAAGACATCTGTCAAAGAAAAGATTTCTATGCAAGAGCATTTTATTGAGGAAATAGAATGTCGTGGTAATGCAAATATAGATTTAAATATGAAAAAGATTGATAATCTTTTGGATGAGGAAAATGAGTATGATTTGAATAATGAGAGTTTAAACTATAAGATGGAAACTCTTCAAGAGCAGGTGAGTGATGTTACAGGTGCTACAGATAAACTTCGTAAGCTTGGAAACTTAAAAGGTAAGATTTCTCAAAAAGTGTCAACAATTACTACAGAACATAAATTTTTTACAGAGAATAAGGTCTGTCCTACCTGTACACAGTATATTGAGGAGGAGTTTAGAATAAATAAAATTGAAGACGCTCAAAATAAAGCTAAGGAGTTGCAATCTGGTTATCTAGAACTGGAAAAGGCGATTAATGAGGAAGAAGAAAAGGAACGTCTTCTCATTTCCCTCAATAAGGAGATTACTACACTAACGCATGGCATTTCTAAAAACAATACTAAGATCGCTGGCTGTCAACGACAAATCAGAGATCTGGAATCGGAAGTTCAAACTATTACCGACCAACTTGAAAACAGAAATACTGAGCACAATCTGTTAGCTGAACTTAAAGAAAAATTAAAGAATACCTACGACAAACTTGTTGAAAAAAGAGAAGATATCTTTTATCTTGACTTCACCTATAGTCTTTTAAAAGATGGGGGAGTAAAATCAAAAATCATCAAAAAGTATCTACCTCTGATTAATCAACAAGTTAATAAGTACCTACAGATGATGGATTTCTACATCAACTTTAAGTTGAATGAGGAGTTTAACGAGACAATTCAATCACCTATTCATGAGGACTTCTCGTACTCTTCATTCTCTGAAGGAGAAAAGATGAGAATCGATCTAGCATTGTTGTTTACCTGGAGAGAAGTAGCCCGATTCAAGAATTCAGTTAACACAAATCTCCTCATCATGGATGAGGTATTTGATTCATCCTTAGATAGTATGGGTACTGATGAATTTCTAAAGATTATCCGGTTTGTTATTAAAGAGGCAAACATTTTTGTCATCTCACACAAAGGAGGTTTAGAAGACAAATTTCAAAGTGTCATCAAGTATAAGAAAGTCAAAGGATTCTCGACTATAGTAATGTAGTAAACCTATTAAGTGTCATGAAAACAACCTATAAGACTCCAGTGGACTTGTCTAAAAGTTTTAGAGAGTCTGGTATGACCCTAATTACAGACCCTTCATCCGACAGGTATCTACGTGAATACGCCAAATTGGAAACATCACTCCAAGAAGGAGAAGAAAAGGAAACTTAAACCCCAAGCGATGAGGGCAAGGAAAGAAGCCCTCCGCCACTTCAAAAAGTGTCACCCAACCTCCCCCAAAAAGGGAGGTTTCGTTTTATGTTAGCTACATATCAAACCAAACACCATGACCGTTAACTTAGAAGTCAAAGGTAATGTGGCTCGTCTCCTGGCCACTGAAAACCTGATTGTTGAAAATAAAAGAGTAGATAGCGCATCATTCAACGTTGATACCCGTGTCCTGACCCTTCCTTTGTGGCAGAAGTCCTCTAATGTGGTATATGACCTCTTGGTTGCTCACGAAGTTTCTCATGCCCTTTACACACCTAATGAGGACTGGGATCCTACAATTCCTCACCAGTTCTTGAATGTGGTGGAAGATGTTCGTGTAGAGAAACTGATCAAACGTAAGTTTTCTGGTCTTTCTAAAACTTTCTATCGTGGATACAAGGAGTTTTGTGAGAAAGATTATTTTGAAATTGGGGATCATGATATCAATGAGATGAACCTGGCTGACAGGATCAATATTTACTTTAAGATCGGTAGTTTCCTTAATATTTCCTTTACAGAAAAAGAGAAGGAGATTTTAGATATTGTTGGTGCCGTCAACACATTTGAAGATACACAATCTGCTGCTCTTATTCTTTACAAATTTTGTAAAGAAGAGAACGAACAACAACAAATAAATATTAAACTTCCACAGAGTGATAGTGAGGATACACAATCTCCTTCACATTCTGATGAAAACTCCTATCCTATTGACAGTCAACCACCAGAGGTGGAGGAAGAAAATGAAGAAGAGGATTTGGAAGAAGAAGGGTCTTCGACACAAAATGATGATCTTGAAGTAAAGACTGATACTGCATCAACAAGTAAAATACGGAATCTGGTAGACTGTAGTGCATATCCCAGTACCTATCTTGAATTTCCTACTATTGATCTTAGTAAGGTCATCAACACCAACAAAGAAATTCATGATTATATCAAAGATTTCTGGGCTCCCTATACAATGAATCCTCAGAATGATGTCTTTCATAATACCGATACCAAATATATTAACTTCAAAAAGAGTGCCCAGAAAGAAGTCAATTATCTGGTAAAAGAATTTGAGATGAAAAAGGCTGCAAGTTCTTATGCTCGTGCGTCTGTATCACGAACTGGTGTCCTTGATTGTACCAAACTTCATACTTACAAATACAATGAAGATTTGTTCAGGAAAGTAACAACATTTCCTGATGGTAAAAATCACGGTTTGGTTTTTATTTTGGATTGGTCAGGTTCTATGGGGGAAATTATGCAAGACACTATTAAACAACTTTACAGTTTAATTTGGTTTTGTAAGAAAGTTGGTATTCCTTTCTCTGTCTATGCCTTCACTTATCAGTTCAATGATAATATTGAATATAATGATTATGGTTTTCTTAATGATGATGGACCTTATATTAAAAAATCAGGAACCCTTCATGTTGGTAATGAATTTTCTCTAATGGAGTTCTTTACCTCTGATACTTCTCAAAAAGTTCTTGACGAACAGATGAGGAATATATTCCGGGTTGTTGTTGGACAACGTAGTTATAGTTCTTGTATTGGACCACCTCGTTTAGGTCTTTCTGGAACTCCACTTAATGAAGCCCTTATTACTCTTCGTCAACTTATTCCTTCACTTCAAAGTAAATGGGATGTTGAAAAGACTCAATGTGTCATTTTGACTGATGGTGAATCTAACCACCTTGGTGCAGATCGTTGGATTGATAAAGATCAAGAACATCTCAGTTCCCGGCAAGAAAATGATCCAAATTATTTGGGTCGTTGGTCTAGGCGTCGTCTTCGTCCCAATAGTGATTATCTTCGTAATCGTAAAACTGGCGTAACATATTCAGTTTCTGAGAGATGGTGGGAATTTACCACTTCTCTTGTTGATTGTTTGAAGGATGAATTACCTTCTGTAAATTTCATTGGTATTCGGTTATTGTCTGGTCGTGATGCCACTGAGTTCATCCGTAGATACTATGGATGCGGTTACGAAACTGGTAAACTTCTTGCGGACTGGAGAAAGAACAAAAGTATTGTGATGAAGATGGTTGGATATGATGCCTACTTTGGTATTTGTTCTGATGCACTCTCTTCAGATACTAGTTTTGATGTTGATGAAGGCGCATCTAAAGCCAAAATCAAATCTGCATTTATTAAGTCACTTAAGACCAAAAAACTAAATAAAAAGGTATTAGGAGAGTTTATTTCTTTAGTAGTATGAAAACTTTTCAGGAATTTGTGGTAGAATGTTCTCAGATAGATGAGAGTAGTCTTAGCCGTATCTGGAGAAAATCGGATAAGGAGGAGGGAGGAATGGCTATCCTTTCCCGTAGTAGGGGTAACAAACCCGATAAAGAAA